AACGAAACTCTTCCTCACCGACCACTATGACGGTATCCAGTGAACCGTCATCGCCTAGCCTGTAATCATCCTCAGTCGGGTCGAGCATGAGCCGGATATCTTCTAGCCTACTTTCGCAAGCTTCCCGGACACGATCCGCGCAACTGAGGTCTTTCTTTTGTTCACGCATTAGAGGCGATCTCCTGTTGTGATTCCATTTCGGCAAGCTTTGCCAATTCTTTGCGTTTCTTTTGTACGCGCAGCCGCTCCCGGTTGCGATACTTGGCAGCTTGTTTTTCGAGTCTAGTTTTTTTTCTACGCAATCTAGTTCCCATTCTTTTTTTACTCCTAAGTTAGAATGTCCATTTAGTTTATATGGGATCGATCCCATGCACAACACACAAAAAACCCGGCACTAGGCCGGGTTTGTTTGGTTTGTGGTCAGGGCTAACCGAGTTCACGTTTTACTAATTCATCAAAAATTGTTCGCGCGTTCTCGGTCATATTTTCGGGGTGTTGATCGCTCTCGCTTGGACTGTAATAACTGAGTATTTTACAGAGTCGTTCGTACTTCCTCGAAGATAGTCCCTCGTGATACTGCACAAAAAAGTGATAGTAAGCCGATACAATGTCGAACCTATCGAACCACATTCGATCTCTCTCCTGTAAGTTCGTTATGCCAACGGTCCAAATTTTTAACGGTTTGCAAGTGCCGATATTCAGAATTGAACCCGTCATATTTTGGCGTGATCCTGAGAAGATCGTCAGCTAGACGGCTAATCTCTCGAATGGCCTGCCCCCGTTGTTTTAAATCAAAATCGGACCGCGCAAGCCAGTTTTGAATTTGGTTTACACGGCTACAGATTATTGGATCGTCCCGGTGCATCAAGTTATTCATTCTCGATTACCAGTTTGACGTTGTGAAGTGACTCTTGAACTTTGTCATGTACCGGCCCTTCTAGAATCGAGTCAATTTTCGCCTCGATGTAATCATCGATATATTCGGAGAAATCAGTTTTTTGGAAGTGTTCTTTCATTGCTGCCCCGACCTGGTAGTAAACATTTTCCTCAATTCGTTCTTTGACCATGAAATAAATACGATCTTCGAGCGGTTCCGCATCCTGATCAAAGATTTCTTTATTGAGATCTTCCGTTTTTGCGAAGTCGGTAATCATTTGATCGACCGTTAGATTCCCAAACAAGTCTCGAACAATGTTGCGGTTTGTAAGATCGCAGGCCGCGAAAGCTTTGTGCAACTCACTGATAGCCTCAGTAATCGCAACCGCGCGGGTAGAGGCTAATCCGGCCTCGTGTAATTGGGCTTTGTAAAGGTTTGCAGTCATTCTTTTTTACTCCTAAGTTTTAGAATGTCCGGTTATCTTATCTGGGATAGCTCCCATCTTCAAGCCAAAAAAAACCCGGATCACTCCGGGTCTTTTCTACCTTGATAAATGCAGTCACGACTTGTCAGGATTTGTTATCGGCATGATCACCATATCAACATCGTCCCTACCACCGATATCGACGCGATGCGCGCAGTTGGTCTCCCCGTAAAATCGGCAGGATGTCTCTTTTTTGTTCTTGTTCAATAACTTTGCAGCCTTCGCGATAAGTTCCAAGTACTGAGCTTGGAATGCCGATTCGCATTGTTTGGTTTGGTTTTGATCAGGTATTACCCTAGTTACATCGGGGTATTGTCCGTTAACGGTTCCGCGAATTATTTCAAGATTGTGTACCGTATCGTTTATAAACAATCGCGCCACCCGGCTATACTCAGTCACCGTATCGTTCCCATGCGGGACCGGGGTTTCGGTTTCCTCTATTGATATGCTGCACTGTGGATCACTTGCTTTGACTGTCACTTTCGGCAAGCTTACAATGATACCGCCCTCCCCCAAGCCAAGATCCTGGTCATGGCGTATTCGCAGTAAAACTATACCGTTAGTCGCAGTCATGTATTTGTTATCAAGATGCAGGCCAGTAAGGTAGTACCGGACATCTTTTCTGTCGATAAAAAGATCCAATGCTTTGAGATCATAAGCACTATCGATCTTGAGTTCGTGCTCTGTGCCCACCGTTGTGATGTTTATTGCTTCCGCCATTCGTTTTACTCCTAATTAGAATGAATGTGGGATACATCCTATAGAGTAAATCAATCGTCGTCAAATGCCATGCCTAATTCTTTTTCGCGCCGCCGGATATGATTGTCCCAATACCGTATCGTTTCCATCCGACGCTTGCGGTCATCTTCGAGTTTGAGTTCGCCCGCAGTTTTTTGATCCTCATTTGGATACATCCACGACAAAACCTTTTCGATAAGAAAAAACATCAGGCGGTTTTAACATGGGAAGAAATGGGACACAAGAAAAAAGGGGCACTAGGCCCCTTTTCATTCATGGATGAACCCAATAAGAATTCACCGGTCGATAGCGGCAGTCCCAAGAATCGATCACCGTCCCGCCATCTACGGCGGTCAAGTGTCCAGAGTTCCTTACGACGGCTCTTCCTGTGAAGTTCCAATCCTGCAAACGGATCATTTTGCCTCTCGCGTCCCGGGGCGGCTTATGTTTTTCCAACCCTTTGGACTCCAGGTATGCCATCCAAACTTTTTCATGGCTTGGATAGGCACCTATTTCGAGGCCCAAGTGCATGAGTTCTTCGAAGACCGTTTTGTAAGACTCCCGGAGAACTGTGCTGATCGATCTGATCACACAGTCTCCCTTGAAGCTTTTGCAGATCCTCGCACCGTCGGTTTGATAAAATTTCATCAAGACCTCCAATCTGATGGATCAACGGCTCGAACCCCTTGTGACCATTCGCTGATGGTTTTTACAGGTTCTTCGTCAGCCGGGAAATGGCTAGAAGACCAACCGTCCGCGAAAACGTAAGGCTTTCGCAAGTAAATGGTCACCCCATCATCGAAAATGTCGAAGCCACCATCGAGTTTATCTTGGTTTTTGCCTAACGCACGTAGGACTTGAGTTTCAGTTATTTGCATAACTGCCTCCTTTTAGAATGTTAAAGAACTACCGAGCGCAACCCCGGCGAAAATTTAGCGTATGGGAATTATCTCATACTTGGGATCTAATGTCAACCCCTATTTTTTGGGTCTTGATCCAGTAGATAAAAGTTTCGAAGTCTTCAACCAGGTCGAATATTAGATCGGGTGCTACTTCTTTCAAACCATGTTCTGCTAGTTTCATCACGCTGTTTGCTCGATACAGATGACACTTATTACCCTCAGACTTTTGAACCTCTACCAACAGCCAAACACGGGCGTTTGCGTGACGAGTTGCGAAAGATACTTGATGGGGGCTGATATTTACTTTGTTGCCCGTGCAAACTTTAAGTTCTATCAAATGAAGGTTTTTGTGACTGTCCATCAACAGTAGGTCGGGAACACCGGGTGTCGAGCTGTTTTCTATCCGGGTTACGATTGGACACTCGTAACTGGTATCAATCCTCTTTTTGAGACGCTTCCAAAAGTTCGACTCCGTTTGCTTCATGTTCGATAACCTTTTCACCGAGTTGACGTTTCAAATCATTCAGAGCTTGTTGAACTTCTTCTTTTGACATTTGATCGATACTTCCGTGTCGAATCTCACTTCGGTTGACGTACAATCCCGCAGCTTGACCCCTCGCTTTTTCAGCAGCCGTAGCCGCAGCATAATTTCCCGCCGCTATAGATTGATCTCGAATCTTGCCCAGATCAGCAAGGTGTTGACCAAAATTGACTGCATATTTCTCGTTCAGCTCGGCCCTTCTTTCGCGCACCGCTTTGCAGATATGCGGACTTTTTTTGGGGTTGAGCATTTCGTAGGCTCTTGTATGAGCACCGGACTTTGAAAAACCTGCCTCGATTGCCAGGTTTTGGAGTGTTTCAGTGCCTTCGCGTGTGCAGTAGAGTTCTACGAACTTTGCCTGCTTACCGGTAAGTCGTGTGTTCTCAGATATTGGGGGTCGGCCCCGTGTTTCTGTTTTGATAGCTTCTGCCATGTCTCGGGAGTTTAATAAACGCGCTTTCCACTAGCAACTTTTCAGAACAAATAATTTTTCAACAAAATTTATTTTTTCGGCCCCTATATATGGTTTTTGGGGTCTAAACGAGCGGTCCCGCCATTTTTGGAGGCGGGACCTTGGTGGTACCCCTGAGAGGCCTATCGTAGCTGGCTGGTCCCGTTGGTCCCGTTGGTCCCACCATTTGAAAAATATTTTTTTACAAAAAACTTTTTTCTCCAGAAAAGTGTAATAGGTAAGGCGAATTAACGTAAAAACGCTTGTTTTTGTATGCGATGCACGATAATCTCCCATGTTCCCATATCTAAAACGGAGTAAATTCATGAAACAAACCACTTACACAATTTGGTTTGGAGACGGTGGAGGGCGACAGGAACTCCTCACAGAAGAACAAATGCGAAAGCAATCGGAACTTTATGGTTTCGACCCAGAAGAAGTGATTCATTCCGGCGAAGCATACATGTGGACCGAGGGCATTCAGCCGTATTACAACCCTCGCTCAACATCTGACGATGTTATCGGCGGTTGTTACAAGGTTCATGGCTCATGATCGAAATCAAACTTACGTTGACGGATGAACAAGCTGAAGAGCTGTTTGCCCGTGTTGAACGGATCGAGAAAGACATCGATACGATCTTGAAGGCGATCTATTTACTCAATGAAAATTCTAAAGAGGAGAAAGAATAATGGAGATCCCAAACGACTTTGTGTATTTCGTACAATCTTTACGGATGGCACTGACTGCA